CGTATACGCATTATGCGTATACGGTCATCATCTAGATGCTGGATTAACTTCCAGCCAGTTTGGCTCATTAGGGGTCAGCCCCTAGTGTAGCTACAGTAGCAAAATGAGGGGTCAGCCCCCTTTTTGCTAGTCTGATTTTGTAATTAAATTTATTCTTTTTGTAATGTTTGCCAGAGTTCTAATAACTGGCTATGCGCTGGGAAGCGCTTTATAAATATCCAAATGTTTGCCAGAGTTCTAATAACTGGCTGTGCGCTGAGAAGCGCATTATAAATATCTAACTTTCTTTTTATGCGCTGAGAAGCGCTTTATAAATATCTAACTTCTTTGTGATTGAGATTAAAAGAAAATTCTATAAAAATAAATTTAATCCTATGTGATGTGTTTTTGTCGGTCTGTAGCCGACACTATATGTTTATTTGTTCACAAAGCTATTAACTAATCCACATGGAAGCTATATGTCCATGAGATTTGAAGCTATAATCAATAGCATGCATCGTATTAAGCTTGCTTTGCGATGTGATTAATAGAGGATTCACGTATCCGTTGTATACCAAACGTGAACTTTGCCGGCGATTTGAGCACCGGCCAATTCGGGTAACGTTTTCGGACAGGGACCCAACCCCAGACGAGACTCAGTAGCAAGCGAAGTATGACTTGTTGACTAGGTACTCGCTCATAAGATACTTGAGTTTAGAGGCCTAGTTGCAATAGTATTTCTAACTTGTAAACGGAGGACGGCCGTTAGTGTCCACGGAATAACGTCCGATGATGTTTGTGATTAAACCCTTTTATTAGGGCCAAAGCTGCTGTGTCGACTGTGCAAGATTTATTCTTAGCAGGACACCTGCACGGAATAATCTTGGACTCGTCGATTGTTAAACATGAAGATGAGTTCGAGATATGCCAACCGTGCCCACCAAATCCAAAAGTTGAAATTGTCCAAGCAGGATTCAACTGCCTCTAAGGGGGTAAACTACTGCAAGAAATGCGAGCGCAGACGCCTTAAAAAGCAAAAGCGTGAACGCAATTTGGTAACTTATGTCCCACCTACGTGTCTTATCAATGCCTGGCTATTTGTGTGTGGATGTTTTTACCAATCTGGAGTTGTCGATTGTTTCTTTTCTTATGTCTTAACATTACATTCTTTAATTTTCTTTTCGAAAATCGCGTTTTTAAGTAAGATGACAATTGATAGCTCTATCTTAATCTGGTCTTGGTTTAATAAATTATTTAGACCTAAGTTAGAACCTCAGTTAGGTTCTCTTTCAGCGGATCCGTTTATGAAAGAAGTTATTCAGATCCTTTGTTTGTTTATTAGCCTAAGAGATGCTAAAACTAAAAGTGGTATGATTGCTGCAATTGTCCAATACTTGCAGGCACATGTTAGACATTCTTTGCCACTTCAGGTTTATCGATGGGTTAAGAAAAGTGATTATATAGCTGACTGGTCAAGTGATGCTGGAATTTCCCAGATTGAGAAAATGCTTAATGAAACATTCAAACAAGATATTTGTGAAGTAGATGGAGAAGTTGTTTTACAAGCTCAAGATGGTTCAGTTGAGAATACTCCTTGGCATATAGTTATGGACGATGCCTTTAATAACTGGAAAGAGTTTCGACATTCAACTGTTGCTCATAAATTTACAAATTTAATTAATGTACTTGTTTCTTGTGGTATGTGTTCTACTGCTGATCTCACTTTTAAAGTGGGAAATGTCGCATTATTCACACCCATAGTTTCTAAAAAGCAATTGGCAGCAGGAGATGTTTTTGACGCATTTTATGAAGCCGTCGCCGGTTTTATGAAAGGTGGATGGCGAGTATATGATACTGGTGAAGTGTCAGCTTTCTTTATGGAAGAGGATAAAATTGCTGAGTTTGAACGTTATTATAACGAATTGCGTTCACATCATGGCTATGCTATAGCCGGCAATTTACGAGAGTATACAGACATTGATGATAATGAGTATGATGTCCGCATAAAGAAAGCGATTGAATTTGGTGAAAATCTTTTAAAAACCATTAAGAGAAATCAAGTTTTTGAAAGGAAATATGTTTCTGATCGTGTGGATAGACTGAGAGATTATGATACTGAATTTACACAGTTGCGAACTAGAGGTGGTTTGCGTATTTGCCCATTTTCTGTTTGCTTTTTCGGGCAGTCTGGTTGTGGAAAATCTAGTCTCACAAACTTGACTGTTAATGCTGGACTTGTTTACAACGATTTGAGTGCCGAAAAGGATCGTATTGCCACTTGGGCAGATAATGACAAATGGGCATCATCTATTCGGTCACATATCAATGCCATTATTTTTGATGACTTCGCCAACACTAAAGAAGAATTCATGGATTTTTCACCTGCATATCGTTTGATTCAAGTTGTAAATAACATTAAATATTTAGCTCCAATGGCAGATGTATTTTTGAAAGGAAAAGTTTCTTTGAACCCTTGGTTTTGTGTTGTTTCAACTAATGTCGAACATTTAAATGCGGCAAAATATTCTAATGAGCCCGAATCTGTTCTTCGGCGTTTTTATCACGTTAAAGTGGAGCCGAAAGCTAATTGTTGTGATAAGGGAATCTTATGTAAGAAGAAGATTCGAGCTTTATATGGACTTACTGCATCTCCAGATGCATGGTATTTGACTGTTCGTTCTTATGAAGCTATGAATAAGAGACATGTTGATTTGGCCGCTATGATTCCCATTACTTTTGAAGGCAAGAGAATGATTAGAGTTACTGTTAAGGAGTATTTGAGATGGTTACAAATTGAATCGAAGCAGCATTTTACCGAGGAAGGTCAATATTTAGCTAGTCAGGAAGGAATTCCCACAAAATGTAAGAAATGTGGAATGGTATACTGCGATTGTTCATCTTCATGTAATAATGATAGTAATAACGGCAGTGATACCCCTGAAGTTGATTATGCTTCTGATTCTGATTCTTTATGCGATGACGATGGCAAGTCTTTTGTCTGGTCCCACGATTCATTTGAATTAGAATCGAGAATCAATGATCTATGTTTCCAAAACCAAAGTGTTCTAGAAACTCAATCAGGAGAAACTCAATCAGAAGATTGTCAATATTATGCTGGGTACACAGGTCTTTTCCACCGACGTGCAGAAGAACTACAAAAGCAATATGAACGTGCAGTAACTTCTACTATCCTTACCGCAAACGCTGTATGCTTGTGGTGGGAGAGATTTGATTTTATGCCCGAGAGTTGGATTTGTCATCCAAGGATATTGTCATTTGGTTTAATTTTCTGGAGAGAAGATATTAGACATTCTTTGATTGCTGGAAATAGCTCTTTTATTGTCATAATGTTATTTGTTATATGGATTTTCCCTTATTTCAGTTTATTGTGGTTGGGATTATGTCTATTTGGCATGTATTGGTATACTTGTGCGACGATACAAGTATATAAATGCATGGTCCGAAATAGGCTTCTTGAGTTAAAGGATGTTGTACATACATATACTCAACAATGGCAGTTTAAATATGCTATAATTGGTTTAGGAGCTATCGGAGTGATTCTCGGTCTCTTGAGGTCCAGATATTTAACATTGAATACTCAAAGTTTAACCCCTGGAAGTATAGAGGAGATTAATGAAAGAAATGACCGAGTTAATCCTTGGTTAGTGTCTGAATGTGTACCTCTTCCAATGTCTGAACCTGCAAAAACCACCTCATCTGATAATTTGGCTGCTTCAATGCGTACTAATTTGATAGGTGTAGTTTCTGACATTAACAAAACTACTTTGGGGTTTTATATAACTTCGAATTTTATGATTGTTCCAACTCATTTTCTGAGGGAACATGGTGACAGAGATGTTAAAGTACGTTGTTATAAAACCACAGAAGGAAGAGTAGGTAGCCATTTTAATGATAGAATTTCTAAAGCTTTTCGTGTTGAAATTCCTTTCACTGATTTTACTATTTGTTTTATTACAGGTGGTGGTTCAATGAAAGATTTTAGGAAATTTTTACCGACAGGGAAAGTACTCCGAAGAAGTCCTGCCAAGCTTGTAACTCGTGATATAATGGATACATCCTTACGTGCAATTCCGACATTGTTTCAAGGTAGTAGACAAGTTGCACACACTCAGCAGACTTTTACAGGTAGTTACTATGACTTACCTACTGAAACACGTCCTGGAATGTGCATGTCTCCTGTTATTAGTGATATGAAGGGATCTGTCATAATGGGTTTCCATTTAGCTGGAAAAGGAAGACTTGGAGGATGTGGTACACTTACATTGGATCAAGTTAACTTAGCTATTAGTGAATTATCTTCAGTTAATGGAGTGGTTTTGTCAGCATCTTGTGGTGATTTGGCTCCTCACATGGGGGATTTTCCAACAGAAACATTTGGGAAGCCAATTTTTGAAGGCGCTGAAATTCACCCCAAGAGTGCTGTGAACTTTCTAACTGAAGGTGCATGCATTGATATTTATGGAAAGACGAGCGGAAAGGCAACACCCCATAGTAATGTGTTTCCCACTATTATGTCAGATGCTATTAATGAGGTATTTGGAGTTCCTCAGAAATGGGGTCCACCAAAAATGAAGGGAAAGGGGAGATACCCTTATCAAGCTACGCTTGTTCATGCCGCCGTTCCCAGCCTACCAATTGGAAGTGTCTTGGCTAAAGCCGTTCAATCTATGAAGGAATTAACTAGTGGTTTAAAACAGCAAATACCAGAACTTTTCCACGTTAAACCATTGACAAGGGTTGCTACAGTTTGTGGATTAAGTAGTGTCAAGTTTATTGATCCTATGAATTTTTCATCTTCTCCCGGATTTCCATTGTCTGGATCAAAACATCCACTACTTGTAGATTTAGATCCAAAAGATTATCCAGATGTCGGTAAACCCCGCACCTTTGTTCCTGAAGTATGGGAAGAATTTGAAAGAGTTGTTAATATTTTACGCGAAGGCAGAAGATGTTATATGATTTGGAAATCTTGTTTGAAGGATGAGCCCACCAAATTAACAAAAGACAAAGTAAGAGTATTTCAAAGTGCTCCACTTGTTTTACAATTGATAATTAGGATGTACTTTCTTCCACTTGTTCGAATCATCCAAATGAACCCAATTTTGTATGAATGTGCTGTTGGTGTAAATGCCGAAGGTTTAGAGTGGGAAGAGCTCTGGGAAGCCGCTATGAGTAAGGGTAAAGATCGTGTTTTGGCTGGTGATTATAGTAAATATGATGTACGAATGCCTGCTCAGGTCACTATTGCTGCTTTTGATATTTTGATTGATATTGCAAGCAAATGTGTTGGATATACTGCTGATGATAATCATTTGATGAAGATGGTTGTAAATGAAGTTGTATATCCAGTAATGGCCTATAATGGTGATTTGATTCAATTATTTGGAACTAATCCATCCGGTCAGAACCTTACGGTAATAATTAATTCCCTAGTTAATTCTTTATTGTTGCGGAGTTGCTTCTTCACAATTTATCCTAATGCAGATTTTAAAGAGAACTGTTCGTTTTTGACATATGGAGACGACGTGATTGGAACAGTGTCTAGTTCTTGTGGCGATTTTACCCATATTACATATGCCAAGTGGCTTGCAGAACACGACATGAAGTTCACCATGCCTGATAAAGAATCAACACCGACCCATTACATGAGTGAAGGTGATGTTGATTTCTTGAAACGCAAGTGTGTTTTCAATGAGGATTTGGGGCAAAAAGTTGGATTACTTTCTGAGGAGTCCATTTTTAAACGACTCCATACGCATTTACTTTCTAAGGAGTTATCTCTTGAAGCTCATTCTGCACAGAATATTGAGAGCTCTTTGCATGATTGGTTTTATTATGGCCGCGATGTATTCGAAGACCGTAGGGATAAACTTCGACGCGTGGCTCGGAAATGTGGCATTGAGTGTTTGTGTCCTGCCCTTGAAATTTCTTATGATAAGCGTGTTAATCGTTGGCGGCATAAATATTTGGATGAGGAACTTGAAGAGGAAGAAGAAGAAACTGTGTTAGAACCCCATTGTGGGGATTTATATGTATCTACAGTTGATTATTTAGATCATTGTAGAGGTACAGCATATGACATTTATTTTTGGTGGGAACATATTCTTAAATATGGTGATCTCGTGCTTTTCTCAGTTATTTCATTCTTAAGGGCAAGAGGATGGAAGTGGAAAATCTTGCCTCAAGGTATAAATGGGTTTGATCGCAGATGGTTATTCTTTCTTATTGTGCTAACTAGGGGACAGTTGCGTCTTTTATTATTCTGGTTTGTTCACACTGTGATCAGAGTACACATACCTGAATGGTCTTCCCATTTTTGTCGTTGTATCTTTTCGATAGTGGAGAAATTGGGTGAGAAAGTACGCAAAGTACAAATAACAACCACTGATCCATTAGAACCCGGATGGATTGCTCGACAGCTACAAGCTATTGGTAGATATTTTCTGCCTTACTTTGAGGCTGCTGAAGATCAATTTTATCATAGAGAGCGCAAACGTTCTTTAATGACGTTGCGACAAGATTTTAGAATAGCCTTGTTACCCATATTGACAAGGGATGATGTGAAGAGAGTTCTTAATTTTGTAGTCGCTGAAGATACTTCGAAGTATGATAGGCAAAGAATAAGAGATTTCGCAGCACATGAAATATATGAAATGTCTTTTAGAGGAGAAATTGATGAAGGCACAAGTAATATAGCGGTGAATATCTTAGACGCTTTTATTAGAGGCCTGGAACAGAAGCCTTAATTCTATTCGCCCAGTTAACGATCTGGGTACCACGGTAACGCAAAATCGTTTGTGTATATATGGATACCGAGTTTTGCATATTTTTGTGTGCTTTTGTATGTAAAATTTAGGCTTTGTACATGTTGGCACTCTACCCTTAGAGTACCCCTATTTAGGGGAGGGGTTCGCCATCCCAATATAAACCACACCACTCCTTGCACTGAGCAATGCTTGGAGATTGTAAATACCGCTTAGTATGTATAATAAAAATTATGATTTAAACACTGAACCGGTTGGCGTTGTAAATAAAACGTATCCAACCATATTTGAGATTTTGTCTGACCTTAAGAAATACAAAATTAATCCTAATCGTTTTGACAAGCTATGGCACAAACACAGGTGGGAATTAGGGAAGAGAGTTTCACTGTTTGATGGAGTGGAAATTCCTCCCAAGTGTCCAAACGCTGTAGCCATGAAGATATTAGACGAAGCTATCGAAGTTCTTAATTGTCAGAGTGGGACAACTGCAGATAATTCAATCTTTAAAGTTGGTAAACAAGCTACTTATGAGAATGTACAGTTTTCAGATCAACATGATCCTTACATGTATGGTGTAGATTCCGTAATGGACCCCACACGCTCTATGCAGGACGCAAATGACGCTTCATTAGCTAATTTCTTTGGTCGTCCTATTAAAATTGCTGAAGAGGAGTGGTCAACCAGTGCCAATATGAATTTTGATTTAGATCCTTGGAGTTTATATTTTAATAATCCTAGAGTTTCTAATCGTTTAACGAATTTTAATTTGTTGAAAGCAAATTTGAAAGTTAAAGTTGTTATCAATGGCAATGGTTTTCAATATGGTCGAATGTTAGTGAGCTACCTTCCTTTTGTTGTGTTTGACACGTTGTCATCAAATGCCGCACTTATAAGGGCAGATTTAGTCCAATCTAGTCAACAACCGCACATTTTCTTGAACCCCACAACTTCAACGGGAGGAGAATTAAAATTGCCCATGTTTCACTATGCAAATTATTTTGAGATTTGTGAATCTCAATGGAGTGAGATGGGTCGGTTATATTTCAGAACTTTAAACCCTTTAAAGCATGCCAATGGTGCCACTGATGTGGTTACTATAACAGTATTTGCGTGGGCTGAGGATGTGTCAATGAGTGTTCTTACATCAGTTGATCAGAATACTTTGTCTCCACAGTCTGGTGAAATTGAGGAAGCAAACAAAAAAGGAACTATTAGTGGCCCTGCCACAAGTATATCCAAATTTGCAGCATATCTTAAGGGTGTACCATATATTGGCCCTTTTGCAACAGCAACCGAAATTGGATCGAATGCTGTTGCAGGAATGGCAAAATTATTTGGCTATTCTCGACCACCCATCACCAAGACTCCGGAACCATATCACCCAGTGCAGATTAGTTCTCTTGCTTTGACAAATGTTCCAGATCATGCAGCGAAACTTACAGTTGATGAGAAGCAGGAATTGACCATTGACCCAAGGATAGCCGGTATAGGTCCTAGTGACAGTTTGAATATTCGAGAGATCGCAAAGCGCGAATCTTATTTAACTACTTTTAGTTGGAACATTGGAACTGCACCGGACACACTTCTTTGGAATAGTAGACTGGATCCATGTATTTGGGCCGAAATGTTGGAGTCATCATCAGCAACTTCTTTTCACTTTCCTGCTTGTGCAATGGCTGCGTTACCTTTCACGTATTGGAAAGGTTCTATGAGATTTAGGTTTCAAATTGTGTGTTCTAGCTTTCACAAAGGAAGATTGAAGTTTGTGTACGATCCCAATTGGATTGCCAATAATACATATTTAGGTTTTTCTGAATACAATACCAATTATTTGAAAATTGTGGATATTGCTGAAGAGCAAGATTTCACCATAGAAATTGGAAATGGTCAGGCTAGAAATTTCCTTGATCACGCCAAACCAGGAGAAGATAGTGTAACTACAATGTATTCTACGTCACGCTATACATCTAAGGGACCTGGAAATGGTGTTATTGGGGTCATTGTTGTGAATGAATTGACTACACCGAATAGTACAACGAATAACGACATTGAAATTAATGTATTTGTGTCCATGGGTGACGATTTTGAGGTAGCGGCACCAGATGATTATTTCCAACATTTTGTGTTAAAACCACAAAGTGGAGAGTTTCAAGGTCCGTTTTTGAAACCACAATCTGGTGAGATAGTACCTGAGAGCCAAAACACTACCGAGTTGGATGCTCCACAACAAAGCAATACTACAATTATAGGATTGCCGCCAGTGGATAATTCACAATTGAACAAAGTATTCTTTGGCGAAGCTATAACGTCTTTTAGAACAATGCTTAAAAGATATTCTTTATGGAATGTCATAGCTAGAGCCGAAGACAATTCTAGAATACGTTCCGTGAGACATTCAGCCTTTCCTTATTTACGTGGACACGTTGCTGATGCTGTTGATGTGACGGGTGCTAATCAACCATATAATTATGTAAATACCTTGTTACTTCATTGGGTTAGATATGCTTTTTCTGGGCATCGTGGGTCTATACGATATAAGTTTATTCCAAGAGGTTATGCTAGTAACGCAGATCTTATTGAAGTCCAGCGAGCTCCTTGGGATCCGTCAACACCTCAATACGTAGACGCTGTTCAACAAACACCATCTTATGCTAGTTCTCAAGCAGCTCGTAAAGACATTGTGGCTAGTTGGATTGCTGGTGAATTGCCTTTTACTGGGCATCCACTTCCAGGAACTCGTGGTATGGCATTGACAACAAACCAAATTAATGGTGCACTTGAATTTGAGATGCCTTTTTATAGTCCTTATCGTTTTGTGCCAGGTAAACCCGAGAATTATACTGGACCTTCTTCATGGGAAGGATGTTGGGATGCAAGATGGTTTAATGGAAGTCAAAGTTCCATTGCCAGTATGGGTGTGTTAGACATTTATACTGCTATTGGTGAGGATTTTCAATGTTACTTTTTCACCGGATTGCCCCGTATGTATTTTGAACTAAGTCCGCCTATATAGGTCGGTAGATTTTGGGGACATAAACCCCAATTCAAAAATGTAGCTTTTATGAATGAGCTAGTAAGTAAAATCATTCTACCTATTTGTGGCTAATAGGGGGACTTTTAAAGTCCTGGACTGCGCCGAATTTAACTTTGTGTCTAAAGTTTTGTCCGGTAGTCAGTCCGGTTTTATTTAGTCACAATTTTTAATTAGCGTAGCCCGAATTTCTGTAGTAATGCAGAAAGCAGAGGCAGTGTGTATTGATTGCTACACTGCCCACGCTGGGCCATCAATTC